TTTAAAACCATTATCCAGTCTGTACCATTCACCTTTTACTAAATCACTTGCTTCCATATTTTATCCTCTTTGTTGTTAATGTTGCTTTAGGTGAACAATAACTCGCTTATCCACTCTAAAACAACCGCCTTTACAAATGTTACAGTGTCCATCTAACTTTTTATGGGTCTTTGGACACTTAAACATACGTTCTTTTGTTACGGGGTCAGATAATAACTCATCATCACCGTAAAACATCACAGACTGACCACTATCTACTGATAATTTCCAGTCGGATATTGAATTTGAGGGGTCAAATGACCACAATATTCTTACATTATTAAATAGTTTGGGAATATCCTTTATTTTATCCCATAATTCTTTATCCCTCCACGCTCTGGTGGGTATCCAAAAGATACTGTCTGGATTATCCCTAAGAATACGCATAACTCTAACAGTATCTGTTATATCTTTAAACGCTTCACCTCTAGACATTAATCTAACCCTAGATGTTTGGTTACGCTTACGAGATAATGCCTTGGCTAATCCTTTTGTATCATTATTATACCACGCTTCATCGTTTTTTATATCCTTTGGTTCAATAGCGTGTTTAAATGCTATCTCTAATTTATTATTGAAACACGTTGTATCACAAAAATCTGTCTTGTGTATACAACTATCTTCTCTAGAGCGGTCTAATGTAAACATACCTATATCTTTAGTCCATCTCATAACATCAGCCAATTGATGGCGAGTTTTATGAGTGTCTAGATTAACAATCAATTTTACTTTTTTATTCATATTATCCTTATTTTTTGTAACACGTTATAAAAAGTTTTTCTTTTTTTTCTTTATCCATTCTTTACTTTGAATACTTCCATTATCCCCTATTTATTTATATTTGTCAAATACAAATAAAAACAATTATTAACATATTTATTATTTAAAAACCTTGTTTTTTTGTAACACGTTATAAAAACAAAATCTGTATATATATATGAGTATTTAAAAACCTTGTTTTTTGTAACACGTTATAAAAACAAAATCTGTATATATAAGTATCTAAAAAATGTATTCAATTCTTTTTCAATTGGTGCTAACCATTATACGCACCAAAGGCCATACAGTCAAAAACCAATAAAATAATAGGGTATTTTGTAACACGTTATAAAAAGAATTTTTAAATAGACCACATTTTTTAAAATAAAAGGCGTATAATGTGCAACATCTATCAAAGATTAAGACACTTTGAGGATTTTTAAAAACTATAAAAGGTAATAAAATGACAAACAAAAAAACAAAAAATACAACAACGGTTAAGCTGGTTGATAGTGTACTTAATAAAGACATTGGCCTGGTTAATTTAACAGCTACAGAAAAACATCTGTATGACAAAATAATCGGACACAATAAAGATGCTAAGAGCATAAATAGTGATATATCTGATTTACTGTCAAAAGGTAAGAAAGGTAAGCAATCAATTGAAAGAATTGCCAAAGTGTTAAAAGATAATAAAGAACCATTAAACGCGTATAAACAAGCCGTACACAGGTTTTATAAAAATCAACCTAAAGAGAGTAGATTATCTTTACAGGGATTAGGTAAAAAGGGAACGCCTTTTATCGGTATACCATCTAACAGTGGTGGTAGTGATAAAAACAAAGAGAAAGACAAAGAGAAAGACAAAGAGATCATCACAACTTCATTAAAAAGTGTCAACGCCTTTATTGATAAAATGCAGACTGCAGACAAGACAGATTTTATATACGATTTAACTGACACTCTATCAGACAAAGACAAACAATATTTGATTAATCACTTAACTAATGAACTAAAAAAGGTTGTTAAAAAACCAGTTAAAAAGGTTGTGAAAAAAGTAGCATAAATAGTTTAGCAGCACAAACAAAGACCCACGATAAAACGTGGGTTTTTTTCGCCTATTGAAATATTCAACGGTGTAGCTAATGACCGTTGTTAAGACTGGTGTATCGTTCCCGTATTAAAACGACATTAAGATTAGTTATTATTGAGCAGTCAAAGAATAATTACATATAAAAACACTCATACAACCCAGCTACTACGTCAAATCCAAGAGATTATCGTACAAGGTATACCAATACCAGCCTAGTAAATAAAGTATGCTATATCAAGGAGTTTTAGGGGGTATTATCGGTCTTGTGTCTGCGTCATTCAAAATAAAAAATTAATATTAGTGAGTGAGTTTATCGTTATCAGACCCCGTAAGCACCCTTTTTACAGAGAAAAAATTCTGGGGGAACCCACCTAGACCTAAAATTCTACATTTTTCATTATATATTATGATAACCTAATATGCGGGCCAAGTAAATAATCAGTAATTAAATAGGCAGTCCAGAAATATTTCTGGTATAATTTGTTATGTAGTTAATACATACTTAGTCTCAACTAATTAACACTAGATACAACATTCTGTCATTCATTAATAATCATAAATGATTGTTATCATTTCAGATTAAGAATCAACGAATGTTAACTGTTGTTATCTAGGTACACTAGGTCTTTCTAAGTTTGTATGTATACATTTTAATAATACCATTAGGAATGCTTTATGGTATAATAGGTACCTATTAATATATTATTTAAAATAAATTCATTATGAGTATTAAATCTACAGGTAATAATATCAGTACCCTCAAGAATAAGGACGAGGAGAAACAATTAATTAAAGAATTGAAAGAGGATGCTAAGTATAAGGCAGCTGCCCTTACTGGTAAGAAACCTTCTGATGTTGTCGTTGAGGTGAAGAAGACTAGAGGTGAAGGTTATGGTAAAATATCTAGGGGAGCTGGAGGTAAGGTTGCTAGAAGACCTAAGGGTAAGATATACAAACCTACAGATGATGATTATAATAAGGTAGAGGAAATGGTAATCATTGGCCTAGACCAACATACTATTTCTAAGATTATGGGTGTATCTAATGCTACACTGTTGAAATATTATAAACATACATTAGAGACAGCTAGAGATAAACGTACTGCTAATGTAGCTGGTGTTGCTTATAAGATGGCTATGAGTGGTGAGTCAGCTAGTATGACTACCTTCTGGTTAAAGACACAAGGTGGCTGGACCCCGAAACAACATATTATTACTGAGGACCGTAACTTTGATATTAGTTGGTCTGATGATGAGGCTGATATTGCTGATGCTAATAATAGAGCCAACAACAGTGGAGAAGGACACACAGAACATTAAATAGTAATGAATAAGGGAGAGAAAAGGAAAGGTATTGTAATACCTTATACGCCTAGAATATTACAAGCTAAGTTACATAATGAACTGGCTAGATTTAATGTGGTAGTTTGTCACAGAAGATTTGGTAAGACTGTGTTTGCTATTAATCAAATGATTAAGTCAGCTATACAAGACTTACAAGCAGGTAAGAAAGCACCAAGATATGCATACTTAGCCCCACTGTTTAAGCAAGCTAAGACTGTAGCTTGGGATGAATTGAAGAGATTATTAATAGATTTTCCTGATGTTAAGTTTAATGAAGCTGAATTAAGAGCTGACTTTATGGGAGCAAGGATACAGTTATATGGAGCTGATAATCCAGATACACTCAGGGGAATTTACCTTGACGGTGTTATTCTTGATGAGTATGCACAGATGAACCCTAAGATGTACTCTGAAGTTATCAGGCCTGCACTATCAGATAGGAAGGGCTGGGGTATTTTTATTGGTACCCCAAAAGGTAAGAATGAATTTTATGATATATATCATTCTTCTAAAGAAAAGAAAGGTTGGAAGAGATTCTTATTCAAAGCCAGTGAGACTGGTATATTAGATGATGAAGAGTTAGAGATGGCCAGGCAAGATATGGCTGAGACTGAGTACGAACAAGAGTATGAATGTAGTTGGTCAGCAGCACTGAGAGGTGCTTATTATGCTAAAGAATTAGAAACAGCTTACGATGAGGAGCGAGTAGGTAATGTACCTTATGACCCATCTAAGCAGGTAGTAACAGCTTGGGACTTAGGCGTATCTGACAGTACCTCTATATGGTTTGCACAATATGATGGCAAGTCTATAAATATTATAGATTATTATGAGAACTCAGGTGAAGGATTACCTCACTATATTGATGTATTAAACTCTAAAGGGTATAGATATGGTGCACATATAGCACCTCACGATATAGTAGTTAGAGAATTTTCCACAGGTAAAAGCAGAAAAGACTTGGCTTTTTCTTTAGGTATTGATTTTCAAGTTGCACCTAAGTTAAAGGTTATGGACGGTATAGATACTGTCAGAACTACATTAAACAAGTGTTGGTTCGATGAAGATAAATGTAAGAAGGGACTAGACGCATTACTACAGTACCGCAGTAGTTATGACGATAAGAAGAAGATTTGGAGCCAGAAGCCAGTCCACGATTGGACTTCACACGCCAGTGATAGCTTCAGATATTTATGTGTAACAGAACCAGTATTTGTAGGGAATGATTCTGTTTGGGGCAAGGAATTGCCTAAGCAAGATTTAAGCTGGGTAATATAGGGAGTGAGTATGAACGCAAGATGGTTAGAAAATAAGATTATAGAAATGGCAGAAGATATTAAAGACCTTAAAGAATTACTTAAGGCTGCTGCTAAATCCCCAACAAAGAAGAAATAATTTATGGCAAAAAAGATGACTAAGAGCGAACTGTCCGCCCACGTAGAGCACGAGATACAATCATCTCTGGGCTTTGGTGATGGCAAGTTAACTCAACAACGTACTGATGCACTGGATAGATATTATGGTAAGAAGTATGGTAATGAGCAAGAGGGACGTTCTCAGATTGTCACAAGAGATGTTGCAGATGTAATTGAATGGATTATGCCTAGCCTGATGAAGATATTCACAGGTGGTGATAAGGTAGTACAGTTTGAACCAAACGGTCCTGAAGATGTACAGATGGCAAAGCAAGCCACTGATTATACTAATTATGTGATACAAAGACAGAACCCAGGATTCTCTATTATTTATAGCTGGTTTAAAGATGCACTACTACAGAAGAATGGTATCGTTAAACACTACTGGGATGATACAACAGAGACGACCAGAGAGGAATATAAGAACCTAACTGAGGAAGAATTTACAGTTCTATTGGCAGATGATGAAGTTGAAGTCGTAGAGCACACAGCACTTAATGAAAATATGGAAGAAGGTCATATGCCTTTACCTATATTACATAATGTGGTGATAAAAAGAACAAGAGAAAGTGGACAAGTAAGAATTGAAAATGTACCACCAGAAGAATTTTTAATTAATAAATATGCGAAAGGAATTGAAGACGCAAGATTTGTAGGACACAGAGTTAAGAAAACTAAGTCTGAGTTAATATCTG